CTCGATAGCATCATCTATGCATGTTGTGCATATATTGGAGTGTCCTCCCCAGCTATCTCGGATATATCTTAGGTCATAACTCTCTGCACAGACACTGCAGATAGTTTCTATCCCTGTAAGATTAAATGCACATGGGCGACATTCGCCACCGAAGGTTGGCTCATTGTCCCATGCATTTAATACTGCATCATTATCACAGCGGTTCTTACATTTAATTGTCATATTATATCCTTTCATGTCGGAAGGTTCGAACTCAGAAGTTCGAGAACCTTCTAGACATAAAGATATATATTACATAAGACTGTATAGGTATCTTAAATAACTATATATCTCTATATTTTAATGTACTAGGAAGTCATACTGTCTGACTTCAGGAAGTCAGAAGACAG